CCCGGGACGGTCTGCATGGCACAATTCGAGCAATTTCTCACCTGTTATATCAGCAGGGAGTTTGACACCATGTTCCGCCAAGATAGCACCTTTGACTTTTTTCCAGTCAATACTACAAGCAGAACTACCAGTGTTCATCCGGGAACCCTTACACGTTCTAATCTTTCTCATTTTCTTCTACAATTAAGATTATTAATTTTTATTTCCATCGAGCGTATATTTATGGCATCAATCGGCTCGCTCACAGCCTCACCGGAATCTGTATAGGCTCCGTATCTGCCATATGAATAGTTTTCTGAATAACTATGTTTCACTTTTTCGTCATAGTCGCAGTCGAACCGAGAATCTTCATATAATACTTCCAATAAACGTTTATAGATTGGCCGAAGGATATTTTTAAAAGATGTAGTTCTGCGCATCTCATTGCTCCACTCTTTACAAGAAGAACAGGCTATAATTAACGAAACCTTTGCTTTTGAAAAATAATCCGCGTCACCTCTATCCTCACTAATTGGAGTGAATAGTGCAACCAATGGAAACTTCCTTTCAGACTGGGCAGAAGACTTACTGTATTCATCTAAAATATCTTTGATATATTGACTGCTACCGAAGATGTAATTCAACCTTGGGGACTTCACAACTTTAGTTCCCCCTTTCCCATTTGGATAGAGGATTTCAAGCCCTTCTGGAAGTTCCTTCTTTACAATCTCCTCAAACAGTTCTGTTATATCTAAATCTATCATAAATTGAAAGCATTAATTGGGGTCAAAAGATTCTTGGTTATTTGCACATCGAAAGGACAATCATTCGACATAGCCCATTCAACAAACTGTTTGTTCTTCTCTACCATGCTATTCCATGTGCTTACTTGTCTCTTCAAAGGAGCTACATATTCATTAGCACATTTCAAACGGACAAGCCCGGTTATTGTAGCTTGGGTGTTTGCGTCACGAAGAATATGATAAAAGACATAGTCAGCGAATGGTTCACACAGCTTCTCGCATAATACTGCATATCCGGACTGGGGGGCTTCCTTCTCTTCTGAAATATCAACTTCATCTGAAGAATCTTCCTTTTCCCGTTCAATAAGCTCCAAATAATCTGTGATAGCTTGGGAAAGAGTCACACCAACAACATTCCGGAGAAATTCGGGCTGAAATGCCTTAATATACCCATTTATCACCTCATTCACAGCAAGAGATTGGGGCGAAGGCATTTCAGCGACCGAAACATTCTCAATATGCCTGGGACCTGACATAAAATATGAAACATCAATCAACATAGCGATAGTTATTTAGAAGTCTTGCCTTTCCCGGTTTTCTTTTCATCTTCCACGGAAACGGCTTTATCATCTGTAACAGTTACCTCCTTGGCATCTTCCTCTTGCAAATCTTTTGAATCGGCAACCGGAAGATTCTTTTCATCAGAAGGCACCTGTACTTCAAGTTCTGCAATGCGAGCTTTCATTGTTTCACGCTCTTCTGTCAGTTCAACAATTGTCTTATCTTTCTCTGCAATGGATGCAGTAAGCCTGCCAATCTCTTCATTTTTCTCTGCAAGCATACATTCCAATGTCTTTCGGGCATCTTCTTCTGTAACAAGACCACATTCGGAAATAGGGATGAGTTGAATCATCCCTCTATTAATCCGAATGCGTTGCTCTTTAAGCACATTGGTTACATCCTTATCGTTACCTCTAAGTATGTAATCCATAATCCTACGCTTTAGTTATTGCAGTCTTCAATGCGGCCAAATCCCCATAAGCGAAAGCCCACGGCATATAAATCGGGAAGATAACTTCTTCTTGTGCCATCAGCACAACCTCATTGCAAAGCTTGGTCTCCACATCTTCAGCCCATTCAAGTGTCAAAGTGGTATAATCAACCAAATTTGCAGCTTGGTTAAAGTCACCTAAAAGATACTTACCTGGAAGAATACCACCATACTCGATAATCGGACGACCGGCAATATATTTCACCCCATCAACCATTTTAACGATACCAAGATTACGTCCTGTCGTATCTTTCTCTGATTCCATACCGTTAACAGTCATTGGATTAAGAATAATAGCATTCGGAAAATACTGGGCATATGTCATTGCGGCGAAAGCTGTTTTCACTACATCTTCAGAGTTGGGTTCCTCAATGTTCTTAAAGCCGGCTTCATGAACACTGAATGTCATTTTATCCGTAGCCGTTTCAGCACCGGAGAACGCGACACCAGGAATAAGGATACGACCATCTTCCATTTTCACAAGAGCGTGTGTTTTGTTCAGTTCTGTAAGAACAGCGGCACCAGCGAACGTGATACTCATTCCATCAAGAATCAAATCCTGTGGTTCTGCAAACTCTACAATTACATCCTTATCACCGTTATATCCGGTAATAGCTTTTACAGCACCGGCGGCACCTGTAACAATGGCTGTACTAATAATCTTCTCTACAGAAGTCACCCCAGTATTATTAATAATACCAAGCAAATTCTCACCATTACCGTCACCAAACAAAATGTTCCAGTCTTCTGCCATCCAAACAGCTTCAGGAAGCATGTTCAAGATGTAGGAACGAATGTACACTCTTGATTTCAACATACGTTTTGAGATACGGATATGAGTACCAAGGCGCTTAGTTCCTGTCTGTATCTCTTTTACCTTGATACTTGATTCCGGTAAACGACCGTTCTCTGTTACAAAACGGGCATTGCGGTTGAAAGCATATACTTGCGCATAGGCGAGTTGAGGATATGCAGGATCAGCTGTCAGCGTCGTTAATACATCACGCATATGCAACTTTTTGTTGGCAACCTGAGTCACAACACGTTTCTGTTGTTGAGTAATCAACAAATCACCGGTGTAATTGTCAGTCATGGAAACGACATCTTTCAAGGAGAAGCCGTCAAACTCTCCTGATTTGCGTGTTTTTCCTTCTGCGAAATCTCTGAATTTTTCAGAATCAAGCATCTCGTTCAACTTCTCATCGAACTTGTTGATAGCATTCATAGACAAGCCCTTTTGTTTCATTTTCTCAATACTTTCTCCAAGGGTCTTTACCTGGGCAACGAGTTCTTCATTGTCTTTAACCAATTGCTGGAACTTCTCATTGTCATAGGATTTCAGCAATTTATTAATATCGTCAAACTGTTTTGATACCTCATCCGGTGATGCAATTCCTTCAAGGGACTTGTTTACTACTTCACACATCATGCCGACGATGTTTTCCATAAACGCCTTCTGTTCTGCCGGCAAGCCGTCCGTTTTCAGATTAAAATCTGATACTGTAAATTTTCTAATTGGCATAAAATTTAAATTTTAAGTTATTTATTCTCGAAACAGCTATTCAAACTCTTAAAATCGAGTAAAGTGCCATTATCAGCGGCTTTAATCGTCACTTCATCGTTCCCATTTTCCCCGTCATTCTTTTCTTGAGTGTCAACAGACGGCTCATTTTTTCCGGTGGTATCTTCAGAAGTGTTTTGCAGAATAGCATTCGAACGATATACTTTTCCCCAACAGTGGGGACATCTTACATAATTCATAAGGTCTTGTAGACCCTTTTGAGAAAATTCTTTCTTTTCTGATTTGACAGAATCAATAAGAGAAATTACTTGGGTTCTAATCTCCGGAGTGAGCTTCTCCATTTCTTCCCTTACAATGTCCTGTGTTATCCATCTCTGATAATCAGCAGCATAATCTAATACCTGTTGGGCAAAGGTATGCTCTGTTTCTGCATCATAATCAAATTGATAACCACAATGAGGACATGAGACAACGGCACCACCGTTGAGGCTCTTCAGTAATAAACTTAATTCCATATCGTATCCTTTTAAACGTTCATCACTATATCCATGCTGCAAGAACGCTTTCCGGACGAAATCAACAGCTTCCTTTACCTGGTCAGCAGTAGCAGACTTGATATTCACAAGGAACGTCTGTGGATTACTCCCCCAACTTGTCAATGTTGAATATTCCATCATACGCCATTCAAGCACCTTACAAGGATCGATAGAATCCCTTTTGATGGCTTTTACTCCGATAGAGTGTTCTAGGGTTCTTCCATTCTCTGCAAACAGCTTATAATCAGCTAACGTATCACGGCCAATCTGTTTTTCAAGATTTAACTGACCGACCATAACCAAATTACCTTCTGTTTCCTTACCACTCAACGGAACACCTAACAACTGGTCTGTACGATGATTCAGGAACCAACGCATCCGACCAATATTTTCTTTCAATGTCTTATTGAATGAGCCGGGCATAGATATGTCATTTTGTGAGTCCTTCACACCGATACCGTTCACCGCAACGGTAACGATACCCTTCTCATCAACATCATTTGCCTTTGTCTTGTACTGAAGGCTTTTGATTTTCTCTTCCATCTTTTTCATCTCCACTTTTAGTGTTAAAAACTCGATTTACTTTATCCAGTTCCTCATCTGACATATCAAATTTCAATTTGTCAAACAAGGGATTTTCTATCATACTTTCGCCTATTTGGGCACGCCAGTCATTGAGTGTTATAAGCCCACATGAGAATTGTTCACGACAACGTTTATTTATATTTGTCTTTACGTCTTCGGATTCTTTCAATCCTTCCTGCAAACAATCAACATCAGAGAAATCACAATCCAAATAATATCCCCCTCCTTCAAGACCAAGGAAAGCTGTAAAATCCTTGCAGAATTGTTTGGCCATAGGAATAACAGTTGAACAATATACGCTCTTTTCAGCAGTAGCCTGATTGCTAAATGTGGACTGGTCTTTTCGCGGAACAAGAACGGCAGGGATGCCGTATGCCCCTGCAATATTTATTGCATCAGCCAAAGTCTCTTCAAACGGCTGTAACTCTGCAATAGAAAGATTAGTACGAACAAAGTCAATGTCTGCATCTGAAATACCATAAGGTACCTGGCCCTTCCTTACACCATACTTCTCAAAATTTTGCTTCAAAAGCTGTTCCTTTTCATCGTCAGTCAACGCTATTGAACCGGTAGCATCAGTTTTCTTACTTACAATAAAGCCCAATCCACCCCGCTTTACATAAATTACATTTCTAGCTTCATATACAGCAATTAGGTTTGATATTGGCTTATTTTGTGAATCCAAGCGACTTTTGGACTTCAAGAACATAGCCCCTGAATAGAACTCTGCACTTCCGTCTCTATCATGCCATATTTGGTATGGAGGAATTTCCAAACTACCATTCCAACCATACTCCAAACGATAGCTACGAATAATATCTTCTGTTTGGGCAATGCCAAACAATGGCATATTCCCGTAAACAGGTTCTACAATAGTCTTATTAGAAGGTATTACCCAATAATTATCACAATACCGCCATTTTTCAGCATTAGAAAAGGCATCAGACATAGCAGCACGAATAAAGCTATTCCCTGTACACAATTTATAAATATGGTGCTGATAAATCAATTCTTTCCAACGCATCAAACAATTAGGACGACTAAGTATGCCATTCATTCGTTTATTCGCCCATACTATACTGTCATCCTTAGTTTTCTTCAATTGAAAATTAGCACCTGCAATTCGCGATGCAATATAATCGATCGGAAAAAAGACTTCAGGTATCGTACTGAATAGCGTTAGATAGTTACTGCCCGCTACAATAGGACTAGTAAGGTCCTCAATGTATGCAACTGACCATTTTTCAGCCTTGCCACTTTGAGTATCTATATCCTTATTTTCAGATGAAGTAACTATTTCAACTTCACCTTTAGTCTTAGATTTCTTTCCAAATAGATTATCAAAAAAAATATTCATTGGGTTCCTTTTTGAGCAAAACTAAGTAAAAAGGAGAACCGTTTTCCAAAACACTAAAATCTTGAAATTACGAAAGCATAATACCAACAATATAACATTCTTATTTTCAACTACATATAACACAATTCAATTCAAACCTAATTTTACAACGAACTGTACTAGCCCACTCAAAACAGCACTGGCCTCTTTTGTTTCACTATCTTTATTATAGTCCATCAGGTTATTCATGAAGGCAACATATTCCGTATCAGATTCTACTTTTGATGCAGAAAAAAGAATACTATTTTTCACATAATCAGATGTTGCAGCAATACGCTTATCTACATCCGGAAACTCTTTCATTACACGAATCTCCTTGTTTGTACTAGAACGGAGTTCCCGGATAAAAGGGAAATAAGCATCTGTACATTCAATTACACATGAATCAGATTCATGGGACAAAATAGAAGAACGTATATCTTCTGTTGAAGTAGTATCCATAAATACGACATCAACAACATGCCATTTATTCCCACATCTAAACGCTTGTATAAGGACAAATTTCCCATTAACATTCGGCATCACATATAGAATCTTCTTAGTGTATTTACATTCGGTATCTGGATTGAAGAAATTAATAGTGCCATTACAAGCATACAAGTTCCTTTTTCGCCGGTTACTAAACTCTATATACTGCTCACTACACAAATCCACAACAACATAGCGAAACGTATCGGATAAATGACCATGTTCCTCATATGTCTGCAAGGTAGTTTTATTCTTGACCTTGGTTTTAAGAATAGCACCGTTAGCATCTTTCTGTACGCTCATGTAGTCCTCAATAGATACCGAACATGATTCGTCAATGTATATCTCTATACCGGGAACTGTACAATCAAAGATAGCATTGATAAACTCACCGGTCATCGCTACACTCGGATTCTTGTTGCCTACCTTATCTTCAATCTCGAACCCTTCTTTTTGCAATGTATCTATGAATAAGTCCATCCAGGAACGCTTCTCATCGTCAATGCTGTTTGCCGCTTTCGTTGAAGCATCACCATGTACATATAACCTATCAGAATATTGGATAGATTTCAGATACTTTGCAACAAGTTTGGAAGCTTTCTTTACAGTATTGTTTGGGCTTTCAGCGCACATTTCATGAAATTGCCAAACCTTGGTACCAGTTGTGAAATCGACCTGCCAATATGATACGCTGATATACGGAAGCACGTTGTTATCGACAGAAATATGAATAGGTAAGTCCGGAACATACTTATGTTCACCGGAATGTTTGCCACGATTGAAGGAACCGAAGAACTCACTACCGGTACGAATGACACCCCATTCTCCCAATGCGTACACATTGTAATAATCCGGATCGTGGACTCTATCATACTCAAAGTCGGCAACACATTGCTCATCATAGAAACCATACGTACCGTCAGGACTACCGACCACCCAAAAATTATTCAAATAGGTAGATTGGATAATAACTGTATTAGGTGCCTGTTCCTCGATTTGCTTAGTACGAAGATTAAGTATTTGCCTGGGTGCATTCTTCTTTACGGATTTGACCTTGGTAAGTTCTTTCGGCAACTCTTTGCCGGCAATGGTAACCGTCATCGGTACATCATGCCATTTGTCTTTATCAATAAACTCTTTCTTTATCCAATGGCTTTCACTAATCGGGTTGAAGGTACAAATAATCTGCTGTCCTTTCTTACCACGCAAACGCTTACGTAGCTGCTTGAAATCCGGATGCTCGAACTCTGACCATTCCTCTAACTGAACACGCTTGTAGTTAGAGATACCTTTTATTTTCTCAGGATCATCAAGACCGGAGAAATCTATCTTCGCACCATTTACTAGACATTTAATAGTATTCTGTTGGAATTTGAACAAATGGGATATGCCAAGACCGGCCGCAGCGACCTTATAATCTTCATAAATGGTTTTGAGAATAGAAGCTCCTACCTTACGCATGACAAGAGTGTTTTCACCGTCCTGTAATGTCTGTATCAGTATGGTTTGTGCCACACTATACGATTTACCGGAAGATGAACCTCCATAGAGAATGATAAAACGGATAGTCTCATCATTCAAGTACTTCAATAAATAAAATCCGTTAGGATTTAGCTTCTTATAATTTATAACCATATTGTTCTAAAAGTAAGGTTTCTCCGTAGGGTGAATACCGGATTTTGCAGTTCAAATTGTTCTATTCTTCCGAATCCTCATTATCTTCAAATCCGATACGAAGTTCACCGACTTTATTTCCGTCTCCACCTTTGATGTTGACATTCTTATCGGCTTCCCATCCATTCCAGGCACCAAGAATCCGGGCGGCTTCTGTCTTGCCGTTGAACTCATAATTAACCACTCCTCTATTATTCTGAATCTTCTTCAACGCATTACGAGCACGCTTTGGAAGTTGGGACGGACTTCTCATCTTTGTTTTCCCGGTAACAGGGTCTACATAATGTAAATCATCGGGATCAGCGAGTACAATATCCATTAATACCTTCTCGACCGTTTTCCTCTCTACTTCAGTCTCTTTCGCCCTCTGTTGCTTAATCTCACTTATCCTTGCACTAACCTTGCTATTTGCTAATAGTCTACTCGCAGCGCTCCAAATTGTCTCTGGCTTCATGTTGGAAGTATTATAAGACATTCGATATGCTTCACTTGCATTACCTTCTGTATCAACGTAATATTTACAGAATTTCTCTTGCTTAAATGTTAATGGTTCCTCTCGCTTTCCCATATCAATTATTGTTTATTCCTATGAGAAAAAGAAGCTGCTCTCTATCTCTTAAAAGCTCATAGGTGGCAAGCAGTGTGCTGCCAGTTGTTAATATGTCATCGTACACTATTATTTTCTTTTCCTTTATCGGACGAAGAAGAAAGAATTCCGGATTCAATCTATCTTTAGTTAGGCACTGAATTGCATTCTCATAGAATGGTATTTTCACCGCCCCCGCAATTTTCGTACAGATAGAGGTTGCAAAATGAAAGCCCTCGTTGTGTCTCCGTCGCGGTGTGGTGACTATACACCATCCTTCATATCCCCCTACAATGAAGCGGTGGAGAAACTCACACGCTCTCTCTGCAAAGAATGATGCAAGTTCCTCCGACTGTTTAATTTCTGAAAAGCTGGTGCCAGTCTTGGAACGGGTGAACTGGGAGATGTAATAGATATCACCCTTTTTATGAAGTGATACCTTTTCTTTCAGATCACATAACCGTTCCTGATGAGACCAGCTCTTACATTTCACCGCTTCCGGCTTATCCCAGTCATCAATACGACATATCTTTCCTTTTCCTTTCATCAAAGATCTTCTTTACTCCGTCCTCGACAGATGTGTAAGACAAAGGTACTAAATAGATATCCCGGTTCACCGACTGCTCCAAATTGTCAAAATCCCGTTTTTTATTAATCAACTCTATTTCAATCGGTTTGTAGTATTTTACTAAAGATGCAAAATACATAGTAGTCACAGGTTGGACGTTACAAATATTGATGAGCTGACGTTTACAGCCCACCGCATAAATAAGCCCTTCGACAACATCATCTATGTAAGTGAAGCACCGGATATTCTGACCACAGTTGTATAATGACACGTTTTCCTTTTCCATCAGGAACCAGAGAAGAGTTCTTTTTCGCGGATTAGGTCCATATACATTATGCAGCCGGCACCCGGTCGCAGCCTTACAATAGATAGATGCATACTGTTCATCGAAATACTTGCTTATTCCATACATAGAAGTGGTATTCTCCGGATTAGCCGTTGACGAACTGGCATATATTAACTTCACATGATTTTGATTGCAAGCATCAGCTACTCGCATGAAAGTATCAATGTTATCCCTCCTGATTTGTTCCAGGTTTCCATTGAACACACTGGTTTGCGCTGCCAAATGGAACACACAATCAATCCCCCCATTCTTCAGGAGCTCGCATACTTTTGTGGCTTCAGTACCAGACTTTCGATCAAGTCCTATGACTTCAACACCTCTTTTTGTCAATTCGCAGCAAAGGGCTTTGCCTATAAACCCCTCACTACCGGTTACAATCATTTTTCTCATCATCACAAAAAAATAAAGGTGTATCGGATAACCAATACACCAAAGGTTCAACAATTATATAAATTTCAGTTCTTATTATCATAATCTTTCCTTACTTTTGCAGTATGAATAAAGATAGAAAAAGAGTTCTGATAATAGGTAACGGATTTGACCTTTGTTTAGGCAGAAAGACTTCATACAAGGACTTTTGCCAATCTGAATTTTGTCCCAAAGACTACCCATCTCCTTTAATCAAACATTTAAATGACAAATGGAACGATAATTTAGATGCAGTCAAGTGGTATGATTTGGAGAATGAACTAAGTTATTATTATACTAAAATTAAGAATAATAATGGGCATCCATTCGATTTATATAATAGCACAGAAAGAAAAATATTAGAAATGATACATGCCTATCATGGTATTTCTGAATATAATGATTTAATACAAACAAATGCTGAGACTGTTAATAGACTATTAAAGATAGGCGTATTATCCAAACCTGGACTTTCTTACATAATCTGTTTATCACATGAAGATGTGCTAAATTCTCCAATTGAACGAGATAAAAAAGCCGTACAGTTGATTAAAGTTGGGTTAATGCAATACCTAATAAAAATTCAAAAAGAAGCTATTAATGAAAACTCCATAGCTGCTACAGTAGCAAGAACATTTATCAAAAGCAATGTAAATGATGAAATTGTCATATACTCTTTTAATTATACAAGTTTTGGAGCAATAGCTCCCAACTCTAGTTTTGCTATGGAATTTAATGATGCAGTTAAGTATGTACATGGCTTATGTTTAGACGGGAATATCATTTTAGGAACAAGAGATGAAAACATAGACAAAAACTATGATTTTATACAGAAATCATTTGATTCCCAATATAATCCCCCAGCTATGGTATATGATTTAATGGATGCTGATGATATTACAATATTTGGGCATTCATTAGGCATAAATGACAGCCAATATTTTAAAGCCTTTTTTGAAAGACAATCTTCATCCACTAATCCCCAAAAGAAGAATATTACAATATTCACTAAAGACGCAAAATCGGAAATTGAGATAAAACGCTCACTACAAGAAATGACAAATTGGAATTTGACATCTTTATATGGATTGAATAATCTCCAAATAATTAAAACAGATGAATGTGTCAATAATCCAACCTTATTAAGAAAATACATCAAAATGTATGTTGACAATGAAGAAGATATTGACAGTATAATTCATATCTAACTATTATGTTACTATTATTCTGTACTATTGTTATTTACTCCATTTACTACCACAGTATACACATCGGTCATACTCTCCATAGCTAACGACTTGATTCCTTTCATTTACGACCAAATTACACAAGCAAATATCGTCCTCTGAATTGATATTGGGATACTCCCAAAATGACAATTTCCCTTTAGCCGGTATCGGCTCTGGAAATAATATAGGATTAGCTAGTACCCAGTTATAAATAGGATTTTCATAATAGCCTTTACTATCATCTGTTTTCTCTGCCCATTTAGAAGGATGATTGATAGAGCATCCAATTATTTCTACACTTCCAATGATAGCAGAATTGACAATGCCCTCTGCACATATTATTTTTCGTTGAAACTCAATAGGCAGACTATCCCATTGAGCTTTTGTAAATACACTATTGGGATTTCTCATTTCTACAGGTTTCCCACTTGCATGGATTAACACTCTATGTCCTATGTATTTCCATGGACACGCCCAACTCCGGTTCTCAATATCCTTGATACCGTGAACGATCAATGAGGCCCATGGTTGTTTTATTGTTATTGCTTTCACTTCTTGATTTTATTGAATGTTTTCATTTATGAAATTTACAATCTTTCCCAACTTACTGGAAGAGAAAAGTTCACGATTTAATTTCCGCTTACCTTCTTTCCATTCGTAGAATAATTGGTAATATGGTGGACTAAGCGTACGGTTAATCTTTATGCGATATTGATTAGTTCCATACTCAGTTATAAGCTCCTCAATGTATTTGTCTGAATTATCTTGATCGGTAACAAATGCCATCTTATCAGTAGTAAGTATCATACTTTACCTCCTTTCTGTCCGTTTTAAATTACTTCTTTATAACCACTGCCATCGTACTAACAGTAGTTCCACTTTCTTTGAATTCACCGGCTTCAATTTCAAAAACTTCTCCATGAACTTTTTCCAACCATTCCCGGAACTCAACACATTTCTTTTCAGACGCAAACTTCCAATGCCGGCTGGTTATAGCCGCAAGAATTCCACCTTCTTCCAAGCGTTCATACATATGTCTTACATGGTCAATATCCTGATTACCGGAAAATGGAGGATTAGCAATAATCTTAGTGTAATTTCCTACACTATCTTTAGTGAAATCCTCACCAAGCAATATTACGTTATCAAGTGTATGAAGGAACTCCCTGTTTTCCGGCATCAGTTCATAACATTCAACTATTACTGACGGGCATGACCGATGGACCGCTTTTATCAGAGCACCGCGTCCGGCACTTGGTTCAAGTACGGTATCTGTTTCGTGAATTCCACCGGCAAGCATTACCAACCAGTCTGCAATATCAGCAGGTGTTTCAAAGAACTGAAAGTCTTTTTGCAAATCGCATCGCTTACCTTCTTTCAAGATGGAGAACACACGTTCCGGATTAAAAGGAAATGTGAATCCCTGTATCTTACCTCCCTGCCATGAGCCGCCAGCTTCTTCTATCCATTTCTTTGCTTCAGCATAGGATTTCTTATTGAATTGTACTTTCGGAAGTTTAAGAACACTATCCTCAAGAGTACAATGCTTCAGTATCTCTTCCACATTCCATTTCTTACCTTCATCAGCCTGGCTCTTCCTTTCATCAACCGGAGCGTCCGGCGCTAACAGTGAGGATATTTTCGTAATAACCATATTACTCGCATCCATAAAAGTATTAACACAGGAAAGCGCTTCCATAAGAAATTCAGTATCAACATATCCGGCAGCGTCATAAACATCTATGCCTTCAGTCATATCCGACAATTCATTGAGCTGGGCTACACTACCACGTAACGTTTTTATTAAAGTCTCTTTGTTGTTCATCATAACTTTTTTGTAAATAAATTCTTGTTGTATCTACACTACCATGACCAAGAAGGTCTGCTAATTGAATTACATCTTTGGTTTTCTTCAGGAACATTTTAGCAAAGAAGTGCCGGAAGGCATGCGGGTGCATTTTTTTAGAATCAATGCCACAATGGCTCCCCCACACCTTCATAGACTGTGCTAGCCCACGTTGAGTAATTGGACCATATCTACCTACCGCAAACAACCCAGTCTTATTATTCTCCGCCACATAAATCTTCACCTCTCGTTGTAACTGTTTTTGAAAGAAAAAACGCCTGTACTTATTTCCTTTACCTTTCAAAGTCACTTCACCGGCGACTATATCCTCCCAGGTAAATTGCAAAAATTCAGAAAGGCGTGCACCAGTAGTACCTAAAACCTTAATAAAAAAGTAATAGTCTTTATTTGATTTGGTTTTAAGATATTCCAGTAATCTGTTATACTCATCTTCTGTAGGGACATTAGAGACATCTAATTTCCGTTTCATTTTAGGTCTCTTTAATTCGATAGGTTTCTTTATCCATTTTGAGAACTTCTCTAATGCAGTAATTCGTAGACGAATTGTTTGAGGTGAAAAAGAGTTCTCTTCAAGCATTTTTACGAACCTCTTACAATTATCCATGTTTACTTCATTTGCGTACTCAAAATACTTCTTTAGAGAAGTATAATAGATGTCAACTGTATGAGGAGAATAATCATTACTATCTGTCAGATGAACTATAAACTCACTGATTAAGGCCTTATTTTTTTCAGAAATGGCACTTAACTTTTCTAACGGTTTTACAACTTTCTCTTTACGTTTATAGCCAATACCTAAAAATGATAACAAATCAAGTATAGCATTACACATAAGTGGATGGCGAACCATTATTTCCACATTTTTCTGCTTGTATGCAAGATATCCGCGACGGTTTATACAGATAGCATCTTCAAGGAAATCATTAACATACTTGATATATTTCCCTATAAAATCGTAGCTTTTACCTGTTGTATACAAGTATGATATATAATCTACTAATATCTGTTTTCGTTTATCATCCATTTTTTCTGATTTGAGAGTTAATACTTTTTCCCATGCATTTTTTCACGGAGTTCATTATATTTCATTTTCTGTTCGATGTGCCAAAGCAGGTTTATTTCTAAGTGCTTGGCAAGCCCGAAGATTGATAGTATCATATCATTCACGGCTGTAGGAAAATCAAATATTCCGTCATACCTAACAGGAAGTGTAGAGATGGAATAGATTGATTCGGTGAAAGTTTCGTCTTTACAGGCTTCTGCCATATCTTCAATACAGTCCTCAATATCTCCGTTGGCAAGTTCAAGGCTTATTCCTCGAAGCCCTGCCAGGTCAAGCAAGCGGATTACAGCATCGGCTAACTCTTCTTCGATTGAACCTTTAATGGTTTCGTTATATGCGACTTCGTAACCGCGCTCTTTGGGAATGTCAGGGTCTAACCCTTGACAAATACGACTGGTTGAGATTTTCTTCTCGAACCAATCAACATTAGCACGCTTTCCCCTTCTATCTGCTTCCACAGCTTCCATAAGTTCAGATATTACAAGACAAAGAAAATGTTCATTACTCAATTCCTGATCGTGAAACCCGTGCCCGCAGGCAGTTCTATATGCTTTGTCTCTTAATTCATTTAATTTCATTTTACTCATCCTTGTAATGCTTAAATATATCTATCCAATTCCTTTTCTAATAATTCTCCATCTATTTCAGGAAACAGCCTCAGAACTAAATCCAAAGATTTGCAATAATTGTTACTGTATTCTTCAGTATCCATTAATCGAAGTACCATAGAACAAAAGATACTTTTTGTGTCTTTTAATTCGCCTCTCATCAGCAATTTTGATAGTTCGATAATTTGACCAGTAGGATTATGAAAACTTCCGTTTATATATTGAAAAATTAGTCTTCCTTCAAATTGGCATATTTCACAATCTAGTTCACAATCAATGTACTCTATTTTACCATTTATGAATTCACAATAAACACATTCACTATTAGAAGCAAATAAAATTGCAAAATCATAGATATCATCACTATTACCTACAATTATTGAAGTAGATTCAAGAGTTTCCGAAACACCATTATTCCACTTTGCATCTTCAATAAGTTCCCTCACATATTCTTGAACTCTTGTGATGTTCTGCTCTATTAAATCTTTTTTACTCATAATTTCAATTCAATTAAGTTCGATTATTTTTTTGCAATATTCTCCCAAAAAACAGCACCTTCAGGAGTATTATAAAAAGGGAATGAAATAGCTAGAAACCGATGAAAACAGCAATCAACATCTAACAAATTGTTCATCCGTTCTTCATTTGTCATTGAGAAGTCAGGACACTCAATATTAAATGTCTCATTTGCTCTTTCTGTATTATATTTCCATTGATTGAAAATACCCAGTCTTTCTAATTTTTCTATTTTTTCATTCCTCTTCATATTGATTGACTTTTAATGCTTTACGTCTATAAAGGTAATCGTTATTGACAAGTTTAGCAAACAGAAACTTCGCCATTTTAACGCCATTTTAATCAGTTTTTTTCTTCAACAATTCACGTCTAAATCTTTCCTCTAAATCAAAAATGGTTTCTCCACTATTACGACGATAGGGCCTATCGGTATTTAACTGAAGTTCTTTCAGCTTTTTCCAATACCATGGAAGGTACAAATACATATTCTTCAACTCCTTCAAATTCTTATTTCCACAACACCAGCAACTCACACGATCAAGTAGTTCATATAGCCTTACTCCATCCTCACACCAAACAAAGCCTTTTGTATAACAGTACTGGAGTGCATCTGCTTCTGTAACCCCCCAGTCACGAAGTGGTAAAACCCGATTAGCCCGATTTTCTTTTTCAAAGCGATGCATCTCATCGGCAGCAATACCGACATAATCAATTCCATCTTTTGTGTGAGCTTTCAACGCACGAAGTTTTTCACTCGTTCCCCATCGGCATGTTCCCCCACACCAACTATATCCTTTTTTATGGATAATATTGGTCCCTCTTTTCTTAACCGGCCTTTCAAACATTGTCCAAAGAAAAGGTTGCTCCGGATGCAGTTCTGTATATTTAATGCCAAGTTTTTTAAGAATTGGAAGAACAGCATCACGAGTGTTATAGATTGCCTGAAATTCCATACCTGTATCATAGAAAACGACTTCATCCAACTGATATCCTTTATCTATTAGCATGAAAAGCATTGCCAAGGAATCCTTTCCAAAGCTGACTGAAGCATAATATTTCATACAAAAAATTTAATAGACAAGTCACTTTTTCTTCTTTGCCCTCTGATTATTAATCTGTGACATACACATACGGCACCAGGAAGTCAACAAATGATATTCCTTACCTTTTCTCACCACTATACGATTGTAGAACCGGTTCAAGTAGAAGTAATTTCCGCAATGGGTACATCTTTTCATTTCACGTCCTGAATCATCTATAATCCGATTACGCGGCTTACGATGAATTAGAGTACAACTTTTACACTTCTCATCAGTTTCGCGGTGCCGCCGGCAATGTGATAAGGATTTTGCTCCACATTTAGCAAACACTTTACAATCTCTACGAGGTATTGATTGACACACATTCATGGCTTCCTCGCATTCAAGAATTTATTTACTACACGAGAAAGTACATCCTCATTCTCCGGCATCAGCCATTCTTTTGCAACGTTCCAAGCAATACTCATAGCAGGATTGAAGTTATCCTTCCTGACTGTGTGATGAGACAAACGTCCTTCAGTGGGCTTCAAACCCTTATCATGTAAGATACACAGTCCATTCTCGAAAAAAGCACAATACTCCTTACCAGCAACGGGCTGAATCATCGGAATAGCAATATTAATAACCCCTAAGAATATACCAGCAGCCCAGTTCGTCAGCGCTAACCTGTCGGCATAACCTGCATCAATAATTCGTTCAATATCATCAGGAGTACCTAAACATGGCGTATGACATTGTTGTTTACAAACACTGCATGAGCATTGTACAGGTACACGACCTGAAGCCCTCATTACCCTTTGTAATGAGGTTTCTTTTGATAATTCTCTCATAGTAAATTATTTGAGATACTACAAATTATTAAACATCGCCCCACAGCTTTACTGCAAGGTCATAATTTTTTTTAGCCTCTTTTACTGCTTTATTGGCATAAGCCATAGCGTATGTATGCTCGCGTCGGTACTTACCGGACTTCAATCCTTCGTGATATTCTTTTGCTTGTTCCAACTTATGTTCGTAGAAATCTATACTTTCCGGCATGGACAAGTTTATCGTATTAGCCCTTTTTTCCCAATACTTCGCAACTCTTTCATGTTCGGCAGCCTTATCGCTAAACTCAACGCTTTTCCCCATATTGTTCCACGCATCATCTATCGCTTTTCTGTGTCGCTTCTCGCTATGATGTCCCACTTTGATAGGCTCACCTAGAGAAAGAAAATCCTTATCTTTATTGGACTTGTTGTAATATTCACAGCTTTTCTGTACAGCAGATGTAGCCCATTCATGACGACGTTCAGCTCTTTGTTTGGCCCACTCTTGCACATTAAAGCCATCAGCCCGTACGATTGAGTAGTAATAGAATCCATCACGTTCGTAAATGAGGTTGAAAACAATACATTCATTTTCTTTTCCATACTTGGTGGTAACTTCAATAGTTTCACCTTTTTCGTGCTTCTCATCACACTTTGCCAAAAATACATTTGGCGCAAATTTGTAATACGTGTTCATTTTTTTAATTAAATTGGTTTGACTTATATGAAAAATGATGAAACCACAGCTACTTAGCCGTGGTTTCATCATTAAATAACTTTGGTTGACTGGGTTGAACCAAATCATCGAATAAACCAGGAGCACGAGGTTGTAACGCCTTGTATTCTTCCTGAAAGAATTCTTCTTTGGTTCTCCCATGTTTTTTACCCTTTCGTGTATGTACATCGAAAGTGTAATCTGGAATAGGAATAGGGTAACGCCTGACATCATTTATCCACTTTTCTATATCAATATCCTTTCTATCATAGATGAAGTTTTGCAAATGATCCGCATCACGATTCTTTCTACATTCACAAAGGAGAATAACAGCTTTACTGACAAATATCCTCCCTTTGGGTTCAGTAGCAGTCTTGTTTACCAGCTCATGCCCCTGCCACAATGCTTCTATCTCTTTAGTAATGATTCCATAGCAATCTTCAGCACTAATGGTAAACAGACGCTTCCACACATAGTCGCGGTACCCACTCGCCCAAAGTTCCAATGCAAAAAAGCCGGCTACCCCGGTGTCGGCTCGCCTAATGGCTTTCTGCATTGCAGAACTCACCTCAAAGAAATCATATCCGCAAACTGTTCTTATAATCATAATTCTAATTTAATGGTTTGACTTTTAGTTTATTACATCAGTAAAATTAGCTAAAAAAGGCGAATATGACAAACAGAATGGACGCCATTTAAACGCCTTTTTTACAGACTATTAGAATTTGAATTTGCATGATATATTATATTGAACGAGCTGCTTTGTTTTGTCTTTCCCATTAGTGGTTGCACTCTTTAGCAAAATACTATCACCAAAATTCTTTTTGATAAAGAGGATAGATTTACGTTCCTCTTCCTGATTCCTTATAGAAGCAAGCCCACCAGCGTTTACAAAAGTGTTCTTTTGCTCAAAATTATACCGCAAATCGGTTAAAACCTTACGTTCTTTGTACTTCATGTAACAAGAAATCCAAAAATCTTCCTTCAAACGTATTTCCTCATTCCACCAAGTGTTTTTGTTATAGATTACTCCATAACTGCAACCGGTTATCATTTTCGAAAGAGAAAGAAAAGCGGATTCATCATACATTACCGGCGATATCCGAGCGGTGAAGCCAAACAGATGTACATCCATCATACTGGCCATCTCAAATAATGACTGAATGATATTGGTTATCTTATCTTTATCCTTTATCCGGCTAGGTTCTCCTTTTTCCACATAAATAGGTTTGCAGGCATGGACATCATCATCAAGCATGAAAAGTTCTCCAAAATGCTTTGCCATCCAGTTACGTTTCGGGATGAGGCCCATAACGTCGTCAGGATGAGTAACAATTTCACATTCCGGGTTAAATTGTTGATATAAGTCAGCTTGACTTTCAGCAACGCAAATGATAGGATCGTTCACCAACTTTTTAGCGAACACCCGGTCATGGCGTTTATGACTTGGTATTACTATCTTGCAGGGCATGGCGAACGTCTTTTATATCAATTACATTGGATTTACTTATTTTCCCGGTTTTGTACGACTTCATGTGCTGCATGTCCAGCCTTTCACGAAGCCAGTTGCTATCTACCTCATTACTTGAGGTGATGATAAACAACTCATGTTTTTCGTCATACTTTGGAATGAGAGGATAAATGGCTGTATCATCCGTGATGGCATCGAAGCGCTCTTTAAATTCATCCTCTTTCTTCTCCGGGGCAAATTCGATGCCCCAATCTTGGAGTTCCGCCTTATTCCACTCGTTTTCCATAACGTCCAAATCATTCTCACCAAAATTGACATTATCTTTAGTGGCATATTCCCTCAACTTCTTAACGGGGGTATCAGGTGCCAGAATTTTACAAGGCAGTTCTTTATAACCTAACTCCTTGCAAGCTCGCAAACGTAAATTACCACAAACAACAATATATCTGCCATCATTGTAGGGAAAAACTATAAGTTCTCGAAGCTCAAGCATCTCTGGCGAATCCTGAATGCTTTTCTTCATCGCTTCAAAGCGGTAATCACGAAAAAAACGTGGATTTTTCGGCAATCCCGTGAGCTGCCCCTTATTAAAATCAAGTAGGCAGACTTGAATAATCTCTGTCATAACTAACTATATTAAAATCAACAACACAAAATCAACAACACAAACAGTCAGTAACAACACCTAATCATTTTTTCTATCATCGAACTCTATCTTATCTTTGATAAGCTGTTCAATGTCCTCACAACCAAATCTTTTTAAATAGGCAACAAGGTAAATTATCATCTCGGCTGCCAATTCTTCATCTTCCGAATATTTAGGAAGATTATCACTCCTATATTTAGAAGCAATATCGAATTTTCTCCAAACGGCTTCAATTCTTATGCTAAACGCTTTTCTTGAGCTATGCTCATTCATCTTAAAGCGCTTCCTCATGATATTCAAGCATCTCTGGGCAAACCTATTCAATGTTATCATATCGATCGGGTTAAATTGTTAGACTATGAATAATCTCACACGATTCTATTAGGTTGGTCTCTGATGCGAAACCAATGAACATATTCTTTATCTATCAGCATACTATTATTTATTTTGAGGGGTCTGTTGTATCTAAATATTTCCTGTATTCCAATTCTGTTTTGGCAAGATTGATTACGGTATTAACCCCTTGGAAAACTTGTTTTGCTTGGCTCACTTTACTAGGATCTTCTTTCACATCCTTAATTTGTTGAAGAACCAAATTCCTCAAATCTTGTAAAATGGTAGGGTTCACTGTAGACACCTTATTCAACCGTTCATTTGCCAACACGACAACAGTATTTGTTATTGGCCGGAAACGGTTCAACTTGGAAGCCAAATCAAACATACTAAACACTAACACTTTGCCATTATTCAAGTATATCTCAACTTCGGTACCATCATCACCGGTACCGTCACAGTAATTGAGAATTACAACTTCTTCATTCTGATAAAGGAATGGTTTATTAACCATTTCTTTCAATCTATCTATTGCTCCATCAGTCATGATTCATTCTTTTTTGTTGCTTTATTAATTTGTCTATTCAAAGCTCCTTTTAGCTTGATTAGGTACTGAACATCTTCCGGATATCGGGCATACAAAGAATTCTCTTTTTTTAATTGTTCAGAACGACTAATCATGTAAAGGTTCTCAATGGAAACGTTTTGCCTGTTGCCATCTTTAAACTGAATATTATAACCAGGGGGGATTTCTCCATTATGCTCAATCCATACAAGCCGATGTTTAAGTTCAAAGACATTCGGTTCGGCAGTTTTCACTTCAATGTAACCGTCACGAGTTATGCGTTCATAACCGACTGGTTTATGATTTTTGGGGACATGTCCTTTCTTAAATCGAGTAGCTTTCGTTTTTGCTAATTGTTCCTCTGACATATATTCCGTTTGCTTACGTCCCTTGTTCATCGGTTGGTGGCCTTTGGGAAAGAAGCTTTTAGAAGCGCATTGAAATTTAAATTCTTTAGATTTAAAGAGCCGTAATTTAAATGCAACTCCATTTACAGCAGAATAAGTGGTACCTAATATCTGTGCTATTTCCTCATTAGTATGATTGGGATACAACTTTTTCAATTTATCAAGTCTCTCACTATTCCAAAACGAGATTCTCGGAGAGCGCCTAAGTTTTCGAATCAAGGCCTTTGTTTTAACAGCACTAAGTGTTTTATCAAGACGCTTAGCAAGTTCTTTTAAATCAGCAGTCGGGTACTCACTGTCAAGTATAGCAAGTTGTTCGCCAGTCCACGTTTTCATAAGTGCGTCAATAAAGAGAGGAAACCACTAGGCTTCCTCTGTGTTATCGTTATTTAGCTCTTTCAGTCTTTCTTTGAGCTTCTTTTCTTTCTTATCATATGAATCCGCAAGTTTCTTAGAGAGCGCTTTGAAATCATCCGGATATTGTTCTGCAAAAAGGATTTTCTGACACTTTTGCAAATAGGAGTAGAAATTCACATTATTCGATGATAAGCATTCAGCAATAAAGGCTCTATACCATTGGTGTCGGTCAGCTTGGTTGTTCTTGACATAATTTACAAAATCACTCTCACCATTCCATTTTTTCAAATTCAGTTTTTCAAGATAAGTACTGCTACAACCGCTAAGAACCAGCACATCAAAAACAAGTTGTTCATTTTCAGAGAATTCTTTTGTTCTCTGATAATATGTTTTCTCTTGCGCCCACTTACGCATTTCTTCAGCAGACTTCTCCTTGACTATATCCTTCGCTCTTTTTAATTGGGCGTTTATTTTTTCCCTTTCTATCTCTTTTAGATCGGCAACGGCGGAAGTAGAGGAAGCCGTTTCTTTTCTAACATAATAGAAACTAACGTTAAATTCGGGAGAATAATGTCCAAAAAATGAAAGACAACGATAAACTTCTCCATCTTCAAGCATTTTCAAAGTGCGTTCATCATCTTCTGAATACCAGCACTTACATCTAAAGATTTCATCAGGATCAACTATTTCAAATCCAAGTTGTTTAACAGCTTCCAAAGTTTTTTCATAGAAAACCTTTCTATCTTCTCCCCAATATGTATCAGGACGTCTAGCGATAATTACTGTTTTTCCAAATGAAAGAGGTTCGCCAACTTTAACAAGATGTTCATATTCTAGTTGAATTTTCCGCGTCACATAAGCAATTTGTTTTTTCTCATAGCAAGCAGCATTGATACATCTAGCATCCTTACTATTCATTTCATAGAACAAACAACCATGATTACACGTATTATTCTCACATTGAGAACATGATTTAATATCAGTATTTTCCCAATTATCGGAATCATCTTTAATCCAAGGTGCGTTACCAAGCTCCATGAAAGAATTACTCACAAATTCTCGAATCATAGCAGTAGTACATTGTTCTTCCTCCTCCTCATGAAACTCTTTTTGAGTATCTTCATCCAATTTAGAAAGAATCATAGCACCGGACAATGGTATATCTCCATTTCTTACCCGCTCTTTTAGTTCAGGAATAAGAGAATTCAATTTAATACGGTCAAATACAAACCGGGTAGACTTTCCTATTTTAAGAGCGATATCTTCCAAAGTTCGTCCTTTTTCAGCCAACTGCGCAAAGGCAAAAGCTTCTTCGATGGGATCAACATCTTTTCTTTGAAGATTCTCGGTAATCATCGCTTCAAAAGCCTCATCATCTGTCATTTCTCTGACAATGCAGGAAATCGCTTGGAATTGTTCTGATTTCTTGCGATGTGCCTTGATTTTAGCAACATTCTCTTTATCTTCCTTCTCTTTCAATAGTGATACAGCACGGAAGCGGCGCTCACCACATACAATTTCATACGAACAGGGAATTGTTGTCACATCACCAGTCTCCAAGTTGGTCACATCCTCGGATTTGGCAACTCGAACAGTGATAGGCTGTAATAAGCCTTGTTTCTCAATATTACTTGCAAGCTCTTGAAGAGCTACTTCATCAAAAGTCTTTCTCGGATTCAAAGGAGAAGGACTGATAAGGTCAATTCTAATGTTTTGTACTTCCATAATTTAATTATATTGGTTTGACTTTTAATTCATTACATCAGTAAAGTTATCGTAAAATGACAAGTTATGCAAACAGAAACTTCGCCATTTTAACGCCATTTTCATGCGGGCTTATTACGTATTTGAATGAAGCCACGTTTTTCCGTTTCCCGAAGCAATTCCATATCTTCCTCACGGATATAACAATCCGTTTCACCATTAACAGTTGTGTGATTAGGAATACCAAAACGCTCCCGTATTCTTCTTTTCACTTCAGGAATATCTTCAAGTTTGATATGCCTAGTGTTCCAGTAAATTGTCACCTTCTGCTTCTTGTTTGCCATTTTCTCTTTTGTTTAGATAAGAGATTATTTCATTTGAGAGACTTAACGCTTTAGCAGCTTCTTCATCTCCTTGCTCAACTCTAAGTTTGAGTTCGTTCCGGTATTCTTCATACGACAAGCCACTTGTAAAACTCGTTTCCCCTGACAATTTAGCCTTATGAGTATTCCATGACTGATTATCAGCAACAGCACAACGTTCTTTGTTGTATTCACGAAGCCATCCCATAATGATAGAACCATCAATACGATTGTAATTTTCACCATATTTCATTTTCATTGCATTCTTGAAACACAGTTTAAAATCATCAGTTTTCATATAGGGATATTCTTCAATGATTAAATCTACTGTAGTAGCAACTTGGGTAGCAGACATTGTATTACTAACATTGAAAAACTCCAAGGTATCAGCTATCAATATGACCAGCACTGCTCTAGCCTGTGGTTCACCAAACTTTCTTATGATAGTGCCAATAGAAGGTTCATCACTTTGAAATACATCTTCAACCTTCTTTGGGCATAGAGCTTTGCAGTAGTTCTTCGGCGAGGTCCGTAAGACTGCTAACCGATTCTCTTCTTGTGGCCGCAGTATCAGTTCGTTTTCCATTATAGTTACCTTCTAAAATATTTGTAAATTTTGTAGGCAAGAATATCCAGTCAAAAGTGCACCTCCAATTTTTATCGTTTTGTCCAAGCAAGAAAGGACTGTCTAAAACCAATTGGAACACATCGAATATAGCTTGCTTCCCGTATTGTGCGACACGTGCTTTAATAGCTTTCTTTCGTTTTGCATCTATGGACTTTATAGCAGGAAGTTTACCTTTAAACGTGGAATTAAAATAATCCATTAGCCCACCCCAATCAATCTTTTCCTCGGGGAACAAAGAAAGCTCGTCTTTCTTTGATTCTCCTTTAGGAGAAGTTTCTTTCTTTTTTAAATGAGAATCATTATCATCTACATAATCATTATCATATTCATTATCATTATCGGGTTTTGTGGGTTCTTTTGGGTTTCCAAATAACCCAGTGGGTTTTGTGGGTTCTTTGGGTTCTTTTGGGTTTTCACTTTTCGGACGTCCCCCCTTAGAACCATTGCTCTTATTCCTTTCCACAATAGACATATACTTTTCAGTATCCCTGTCTATATCTATCTTTATAAAGTTGAAAGCAATATTTGCCATAGGTTTCAACCCCCGAAGATTTCCCGTTGTCGCATACTCAATTATGCTTTCGTAAATCTCCAGCCTGACATCATCCGGCAAATCCTTGATTGCTTCTCTCCACCCTTTATAAAAGATGAATGAATTTCTTTCCATATTTTAAGGGATTATACTCCGATTAGTAATAAAACTCACAGACCTTTTGCTTCCTTCAGTTTTTTCGCTTCTTCCTTGTAATGAGTAATCAGCTTTTCTAATTGAAAGTCACTAAATTGCTTAGTAACATTTTTCTTGGCTTCCAGGATCAGCACATTTCGTTCACCATACTTGGCAACTAGACGTCTGCGATAATCCTGAATATTTCCTTCCATGAAGCGGTTACAATGTGAACATTGAGCATTGCAGTTCATTTCATCAAAGCGAGTACTCATGTGTTGGCGGTTGATGTAATGACCGCAATCTGCTTTATTGAAAGGCTTTATTTTACCACATGAAATACACTGAAAATATCCATTAGGCATCGTATCACGATAACGGATGAATAAACTAAATATTCTGTCTAGTTTATCGACAAGATCAGGTTTCTTCTTGACCTTAACACCTTCTACCTCGAAAAGAGGCTTTTTCTTTTCTTTCTTCTTGTAATTTCTCCACATGATAATTAAAATACTACATTGGTTAATTGACGGCCACGACTCATTATACACCATTTTCCCTTTTCAGGCTGTTCTATGCGTAACTCTTCAACACGCCCAAAACGCCGGAAATTCCCACTCAAATCAACAACCAAACCCTCTTTACCTTGGCAGGGACGAATAACACGACCGACCATTTGATAATAGAGGGAAAGGGATTTGGTTGGACGTGCAAGAACAACCGTATCAAGCTCCGGGTAATCGAATCCGGTTGTAAGTACTCCGACATTAGCAACAACTTTTATTCTTCCATCTTTAAAACCTTTCAGAATTCGTGCCCTTTCTTCCTTTGGAGTAGAACCGCTAACGATCGCACAATTAGGAATTTCGGAAGCCAGTTTTTCAGCTTCACGAATAAACCTCGTGAATATTAAAATACCTTTGCGTGGTATGCCCGATTTGGGGTTCAACAGACGTTTTGTCCATCCAACTATATCTTTGTATATGTCCACACGTTCAAACTCTTGCAGAAGACTTTTTTCATCGTAATCTGCACCAGTAGAATTAGTCCTGACTCTACTTAAATCCAACTTTGTAATATCATAGTATTTCAAACTTGCGAGAAATCCTTTAGCAAGTAGTTCACTCACCTGACAGTGATAAATAACATCAGTGAAAACCTTTGGCCGGGTACGAGTTATAAATTTAAGCATAGCACCACCTCTTCCTGAACATAATCTGTAAGGAGTCGCTGTCAGCCCAATAACTTTCCTTTGCTCATCTTCAAAGAATTCCTTATACATTCCTTTCTCCGGATTCACTAAATGACATTCATCAATCAGAACGTGCTTGAAATGCTTGAAGAAACTCATGTGTTTCATCACACTACCAATCATAGCGAACGTAATACGATTGATATCCTTTCTTCCGGCAGAAGCTGAATAAACTCCACAATCGAATATGCCGTATGATTGAAGTTTCGCAAAATTTTGTTCGAGTATTTCCTTGCTAGGCTGGAACACTATCAGCGGCCCGTCTATCCGTGCAGCTATATTGGCAATGACAAGGGACTTCCCGGCACCAGTGGGAAGAACTATCACGTAGTTTTTCTTTTCCTTGGATTTAAAAACGCTGACCGCTGCATCACTAGCACTTTTTTGGTAGTCTCTTAACTGGTATGTCATAATTTGATGTGATATTTATGAACTTTCGAATGACAGTCACCACAAAGGGTAACGAGACAATCAAGATGTTCAAGTTCATGACCAACGATTGATTTTCCGTTAACCCTGTATGTTTTGTGGTGAATCTCTAAATTGAAGTCTTTACCGCACATCTGGCATTTATGTCCGTCCCTAATACGAATTTTACGCTTGGCTTCTTCCCAATCTGGATTATTCACAAGCCGCTTCACATAGTTGGACTTCCTGCCTTTTTTGTGCTGCAATCTACTCATCGTCTTCCGGTTCTTCTTCAGGAAGTTTATCAGACAGGTCTTCTTCGAACTTGTCCCCATAATCTTCTGTATCATCAATAGGACGTTCTACTTCAGGATATTCAATACCAAACAAATCAAGCATCGCTTTTCTGTTTCGATCTTCCTGTGCCCAAAGAGAACGTTTGTCCCAATCAGGAATTTTTTCAGCTTTCACAAGCTTAAACTCACCGTTCACCCATGAATAATACAGGAAATATCCATCAAGAGCAAACCGGATCGTATTCTTACTTGAAAGATGATACTCCCTCGTCCCCTTTTTGACCTCGGCAGCCAGGTCTTTAATTTCAGTCTTAATAGAAGCTAACCTGTCTTGAGCATCACTCTTAATTTTCTTCGCACGTTCAATGGCTTCCAACAATTCACGTTCGCGTTTGGGGACCTCATTCTCTTGCTTGATGCAATACTCTTCACGAATTTCGGAAATCTCAAATTCATCCAGTAAACGTTGTGTCACCTCACTTTCAGGGAATGTAGCATTGAAATGCTCATTCACCAACTTTATCAATTCATCTACATTCGTAGAACCCTGAAATAAAACAGGGGGAAATTTTTCCCGAATAGAATCGGGAACTACAAACTCGATTGTCTCGGGTTCGTAGTTTCTCAAATTTGCAATCATAAATTATAAAAGGATTAATTAGTACCGGTTTTGGTACTCATGAATAAAATCTAAGTAATGCTGGTCTTCAGGCAATGGAAGTGTAATACCAAACTCGGTGGCCGCATCTATTTTCACGCTTTCCATGAAATTATGCATCTCTAAAGTATTAAGTTTACTTGTTCCTCGCACAATAGTTTCCACCTTACCATTCACATGAACCTGTTTCACAAGAAACTTCTTACAATACAAGTCATGTATATCCTGAACTCCAGCAGCAGTGCTCCAATACTCTTCACCTGTGTATTCACGCAAACAGGCACCAATACACTGAAACCATTTCCACATGAGAGCATTTTGATTTAATGTTCTCGGCTGTGTTTTTTTCTTAATGGTTACAGTGTATTCTCCATTACGAAGTGTGCTGCACATGAACTCGAAAGACTTATCCATTTGGATTTTGCCATCTTTCTTCGTCAATGTTGCTTCCATAACCTATCAGAATGGCAAATCGTCCTTAGTCGGTGGTGGCGGTGGCGGGCACTCATTCACCGCACTTCGAGTCTGATTATTGGTGTGTTCCGGAAGAGGTGGCGGTGGTGGCGCTTGTTGAGGCTTAACAGAAAGCATCTCCATATTATCAACAAAAAGTTCTGTAATATACCGTTTAATTCCTCTGCTATCATCATAACTCCGAGTTCTTATCTTTCCTTCCAGATACAACTTGTCTCCCTTATGGACATACTTCTCAACAACATCGGCAAGACCACGCCAAACAACAACATTATGCCATTCAGTTCTTTCAGGAACCTGTGTTCCATTAGCAAGGGTATAACCTTTTTCAGTGGTGGCAAAGGAGAAAGTGGCCACTTTAGAACCAGCTTCCAAAATTCTAATATCGGGGTCTTTGCCAACGTGCCCGATAAGCATCAATTTGTTTAAACTCATGATTTATCCTCCCTTATTGTTACACGGATACTATCAGCTTTAGGAACTGTTTTGATATACTTAGAGTATAATTCTGGATGATCAGCCTGAAACTTTTTAGTATCAAAATTGTCACTCGTAGAAGCGGGTGTATAACTAACTCGCAATCTTCCGGCATCCCATGACTTGACACCATTCTCACGCATAGCAGTTTTCAATTTTGCCTTATAATCTTTCTGAATCTTGGTTAGATCTGCAAGTTCTTCCTCAATCCCAATTATAGTATTTACAAGCTGCATTGGAATAAGTAACTTGTCATCATCAGGGGTAGGAACGGGAAGATTGGATAGATATTGCTCACCCTTCTTCTCACATTCCATTAACTTCTTGACTTCTTTATCAGGCTTACGAGGAATTTCAACCAATTCATGTTTATCACCACGTACCCAAATGCCGAACAATTTATCAACTTTGAGTAATGGATTTTGGAGTTCAAACAGATAAGCATAAATTGACAACTGCCAACTCAAATACTCTTCGTCAAGATGCAGCGTAGTTTTGATGTCACCAAGACAGATTCTACCGGCTTTCTCCCAAACACAATCTATATTCGATGCAAAGTATTCGTTATCAGAGACGGTGTATTCATTGGCAAACGCCTTATATCCGGCATTTATCCTCATTCTGATGTAATTCTCTGCTTCAATACTTTCAGGCGGTAAACTTGTTGCATCAGCAAACTGGCATTGAGCATGAATAAGGCTACCCTTCTCAGCAGCTCTCTTCAACACAAAATCCGGGACATCTTTATATTTGTCAGGGAACAACTGCCGGCTAATCATACCGGTTATACCTTGCAACTGTTTTTCACCGAGCATATAAGTGTGGTTTTCCTCATTGAAAACCACACTGGATTTCACTAATTCTATCATTATTATCAATTTCTAGGAGGATACGTTTTCTGCATGTCAATAGTTATGTTTCTGAACTCCTTATTATTGTGAAGTTCGGGATGTTCAGCCCAAACTCTCTCAAGCTCTTCGCGGCTTTTAACACCAGTCATTTGTTTAATTGCACGATCCAGGTCTACACCAGTATATACTTTGCCCGAAGCGTTTGAAGCAGAAACATTGGGAGCATATACTTTTTCCTTTGTATTACCATAAGCAAAACGAACGCGGTTTTTATTGTCCACAATAACAAGTAAAATAATCTCCTTTTGCTCGTTATAACCAATCTCTTTTACACTGAATTTGGTGTATAAAGCAGGAGAACCTGTTTTGCTCTGATATATTTCATTTTTCTCAAGTGGAATCCAAATGAAAGGACCCGTATAAAGTTCACGCCCAATTCCCCAGTTAAATCCTGCACGTTTAAAGGCGTCCGAAGCCTGCCCTTTCTCTTTTTCTGTGCTAGATTCTGTCCCAACATCCTGTTTACTCACCCATTCCTTCTTTTCATTATCCCAAATGGATAACGTACAGAATAGATTCCCATTAACGACATCATGGTGCCGTTTCCAGTTCATTTCTCCGAACACTTCATCAAGTATTCTCATGTCTACTCGAGCATCCTTGTATAATAGCAAGGAGCAGCCCGAACCGTCCGGTTTCATAGTACCAACTCTACATTCAATTTCAGAAGCTAGAAGCGGTCTGATAGAGTTTTTCTTCTTCTCTTCATTCTGAACCGTTGATACAGTGTTTTTTCTCGCTGTCATAATTCTAATTTAATGGTTTGACTTTTAGCTCATTACATCAGTAAAGGTAATCGTTATTGACAAGTTTAGCAAACAGAAACTTCGCCATTTTAACGCCATTTTCAGGTAGTAAAAAACTGCCTGTACGGTATTGTACAGGCAGAAAAATAAGAAAATGAATAATCCAATGTACCTTATGGAACGGCTACGCTTAAGGGTGTACGGCTCCCTGATTTATACATAATGTAAATGCTAGTGGACAGAACCGGAGTCGAACCGGTCTCACGGAATATTGGTGCACCTCACCGCAGTTTCAACCAACGATATATATATCCGCCCGATTAATTAAAGAGGTGCACTATCTTCACAGACCATACACCCCAATCACAAACACAAAACATAACTCATGAACTACTATAATTTAATAGGATCAGAAAAGTGAATGGCGTGGGGCTCGAACCCACATCACGCATATCTGCGTATGCTGCCAATTACACCAGCCATCCGTTTTAAGTGAACTATTCTCACGAACCATTCACCTAGAACACAAACACAAAATAAAACACGACATTAACTATTAATTAAATAGCACTCTCACGAGCTTCTTGCTTCCGGATAGCCGTTCAAAGCACACCGGAATAGTATAGAACAATTAAAACTCAAATAACAGGGGCTTTAACCCTACAGCGTCCTTTTCGCTGGCAACATTAGTTAAACATAAAAAGAAAAATTCTCTGTGAAGGAACCCGGACTCGAACCGGGATGATAGATTACCTATGTATGACTTTCTTCAATCTATCTGCATACTTGCGTTTACCAATTCCGCCATTCCTTCAGGTCGTAGCCAGACGCTTCCGGCTACATTGATTGTATATATAATGCAAATATATTTTCACCCTCACGGGTTACTTAACTCTGATTGAGTTGAGCCGGGAAACGGATTCGAACCGCTGACCTCATGTGGAAACATGCGCTCTAACCAACTGGGCTATCCCGGCAGATGCCCGGAGAACCGGGCTAATTGGCAAATACTAAAATTAAGCAATGTTGACCTTCACAGGCTATTTTTATTTTGTTTCTTATCTTCATAGATAAATCTAGTAACCAATAGTACAACGACTACGAAGAATATGATATATGACCAAGCGATATCACTTCTTGTAGCTTCGATTCCCCCACCTATATACATAGCTACCAATAAGGCAACCACTGTAAAAATGTTATGAACGATTTTCAATGTTTTCATTTCTTCCGTTTTTTACGTTTGACTTTCTTAGCGCATCGGCAATGAAGTAATACCTGAGCAGCATTACAGTGCCATTTACCATTTTGAGCATTTACAGGCTTATCACTTTCAATCTTACCCGCTTCTATAAGATTCATCAATTTCTTTTCCCCACCTACATAATATGCAGACTTATCTTTTCCGAATGTCTCTGTAGAAAACAGACGGAGAATATTATCTAGCAATATTTCAGCCATTTCACCTCTAATCATCTCAACAAACAAGGTAGTTACGCAATTCTAGTTACTATAAACTGCATATTTTTTACGTCTGACTTTGTTTTCCAAACCATTCCTTCAGCTTTTTCTTTATAAAGCCGAGCATTTAAAGTGTAAGTAACAGACGTTTTTTGAATGATAGGAAATACTTCTATTGCACCAACGTCCATGTTTCGCAAAACATTGATTATACTGCGTCTTTCTATTTCTTTTTCCATACTGATTAATTTTAAAATAAAAGCTCCCCCGAACCAATTCGATCGGCAGCATCACGCTTTATTCGGAGGATTTACTTAACTTTGGGGTGTAAAATCAAAAATTAAGTGAAGAAATTCATTCATTATCTCTCTTTTTATCTCGATTAAACCCGACTTTACAATCTGCATAATCCCCAAAAGCTTTCTGTATCATAGCAGGAAGCTTTTCGGCTACTATTTTAGCTGATTTTATCGGCATATTCTCTACATGCAATGAGAATGTGGCATCTTCCAAATTCTCATTGCTATCGTTTTTAATTGTTACTTGAATCATGTGATTATTAATTAGTTAATAATTTTCCCGTTCCAAGATTATTCGCTAATAAAAAAGGAACGGGGGATTTTCTTATTTTTGAAGTGTCAAATCAAAAAACAAGAAAAATATGAATAATGAAGAAAAAGTAGTTTCATACTACAAAGAAACTTTAGAGAAAAAAATCGAATGGACTTTCAGACTCCAAAGCACTCTGTTGACTGTTGCATCTGCTACTTTTGCTGTACTTGTTTCTTTAAGCAATCTTTCAACCAACAACGCTTGCAGTCGAATTTTACTATTGGTGGTAATATGTTCAAACGCACTATCCATCCTTTTTTCGTGTATAACCATATACGAGAATCGAGCAATGAGCAACGTGATGATACGCAACGCTCAAAAACGGGTAGAAGAATATATCCTCTATAGCTTATACAATTCCAAAATGACCGTAACGCCAGCCGTACCACGCAATAAAATCTTCGCAATTTGTGAGTCAATTTCCTACATTTCATTTCTATTCTTTATTATTAGTTTAACAGCCTATGCAATTTATAAGATATACACGCAGTTGTAACGTCAATTAAACACTGAAGTGATGAACGGATTCGAACCGCCGACCTCATGTAGAAACATGCGCTCTAACCAACTAAGCTACATCACCTTTATATACATAAAGCAAATACCTCGATTTGCCGACAAACGTCTAACTGATTTAGTTTTACAACGATACGGCTTGACCATTAACCACAGCATTATATCGTTGAGAAGCCCGCCTACGTCAGTAATCCCTTTCGGCATGTGTCGGCTTCCAAAACACCATTTTACCAATATGTCAAAGAACTCTTCTCTGTTGTTCCCAGTCTCCCTTCAAGGGCAGGCTCAAAGACCGGACTGGGTACCGGATAACCGGCGGTTTGGTTTGACTTTAGTGAGGGTTAGAGAATACTTTGGTTGTTCTTCAAAACTATGTCCATTAAGTTTCGTTGCGATTCAATAAATTTCTTCAAATCATCACATTGGGAAACTTTCTCTCTATAAAATCCACGTTCTGATTCTAAATCTCGTTTGAGTTTTTCATTCTCACCTCTCAAAGAGCTGATCAACGCGTCTCGTTCTTCAATCACAGCTTCATATTTGTCTCGCTGTATTTCTAGTTCGGTTCTTTTATCCATTGTTGTATAATTTGATTAATCTCCGACGTAATGTGCACCGTAATGAGTACTATTTGGGTTGTAGTAAGCGGAAGCGGGAATATTAAGGTTATTATATTCCTTGCTAGGTGTAGCTTTGGCAGTCTTGCTCATAGCTTCATGTCTTTCAGCTAAAAATTTATCAGTTCTTGATTTCATAGCTTCCGGTGAGAAACTTTCTTGGAGTTTTGCAAAGCTCCATGCAGATTTTAAACACTCTGAAAATGTTTTTCCACCCTTCTTGTAATTGCGGTGTGCAGACTTCATTATTTGTGATAAATTGTAGCTCATAATCGTTATTTTTTAATTGGTTTTATCAATCAATTTTTGTATGTTTGTATGATTGATTGATTTATGATGCAAATGTAATCCCATTTGGTATTATTTGCAAATTTTAAAACCGAGAAATAATCCCGTTTGGTATTATTTAACTTTTGATTGATTTGATATGACTAGTAGAATTAAAGAAATTATAGCCTATTCGGGATTATCTGATAGAGCTTTTGCTATTAAATGTGGAGTTGCTCAAAATACACTTAACAGGCAACTGAATGGTGTCAGAGAACTTAGTTTAGTAACTGTAAACGCAATACTAAACACTTTCGAAGATATATCAACTGAATGGTTATTGAGAGGGAAAGGCGAAATGCTAATCTCTGAATCTATAAAGAAAGACGAAAGTACAGAACGAATAACACGCCTTGTTGATACAATAGCAACCCTTCAGGGGACTATAAATGAGCAGATGAAAACGATTCAACTATTCACTGAAGAGAATCAGAAATTGAAAGGTGAATTAGCAATGCTGAAGAATGAACGTAACATAGGATAAAATTAATTATGAAAGAAATCAATATTAAAAGACTCCGCAAAAGCCTAAATTTAACACCATTGGATTTTTGTAATAGATTTGGAATTTCACAATACTATCTATCTGAAATTGAAAATAACAAAAAGCCAATAACAGTAGAACTATATAATAATATGAAATTTGAGTTTGGTGAAACTGTTATCAAAAAATTCAGTGAAGACAGTAACGATATTATTGCGGCAGAAATACAAAAACAAATCAGTCCTTCAATGGCTTTAATTGAAAGCCAGCAAAAGACTATTGAAAGCATATCCCGCACAATTGAGAATCTATCGAACAAATATATAGAACATTTAGTGAACACAATTACAAACTTACAAGATGAGATTAACGAAAAAACAGTGCTTACCCAACGGCTTTTGGAAGAAAACCAAAAATTAAAGGGTGAACTGGCTATGTTGAAGAACGAACGAAATGTAGGATAAGCATGACCAAAGAACGATTAATTGAAAAGAAAATATATCTAGAACGTAGAAAAGCTCAAAAACGAAATAAACGAGAATCTGCTGCGAAAGGTGTCTTTCCTAGAATGAATATATTTGTATTTACAAGCTTGATTATATTCCTCAAAAAAAAGGGATTTATTTCAAAAGAGTATATCAATAAATCAATTATTGTTCCAAGACATTTTTCATTTGAAGACAACAGTGATGACAGCATTACTTTTTTTAAAATCATGTTATCTTCCTATTTGTTAAGTGATGATTCTATTCTAATTGATTTCTCTGATTGTGAATATATTGACATCCCCAATGCAATGTTCCTTGATATTATTATCAAAGAGCTTAACTTTATTAAATACTCATACAATCTAAAATTCTACAACTGTGTAAAAAAAGTCATTAGATATAAAGAATCAAAATACACTAAAACAAATAAATGCCTTTATGTCTTCAAACTTATAAAAGAAGTAAAAGAAGCCAATAAAGGAGAAGGTTTCTTGTATTTAGGCTTAAAAAAAGGATGGGCAAAAAGAACATCCTATAAGGAAAATAATAAAGGAGCTATATGCAAAGAAGTTAGAGGATTCATAAACTCATCATTAAGAGAATCAAATGCTGTCTTAAATGTAACTGGAGAGAACATAATAGATAAACTATTATCTGAAATCTTTAATAATGCAGAAGATCACAGTATACATAATGAATGGTATGTAAACGGAGTATCATATAAAGAAATTGTCAATGGTGAACCAATAATAGAGTTAAATCTCGGAATCCTCAATTTAGGTTTTTCCATTTCAGAAGGATTCTTTCAAACAAAAGAAAAAAATAAAGAAATGATAGAAGACACAGAGAAGTGGTACGTAAAGCATCATGAACTTATGAAAAAAAACAATAATATATGCTTTGCCAAAGAGGATTTATATACTTTATATTGTTTACAAGAAGGTATTAGTCGATTAAAATATGAAGATGAAAGTAGAGGGAGAGGTACTATGAATTTTCTAAGGGCTTTCATTACTTTAGGAGCTTTTGGAAAAAAGAATCCCCAATACAAACCTCATTTAAATATTATTTCAGGAAGAACTATAATAAACTGTGATAATGAAAGAGGACCATATAAAAAAGATAAATCATTTTTTTTATCTTTGAATCAAGAAAATGATATTAGTATTTTGCCTGATCAAAAATATTTAAAACATATTTACCAGTATTTTCCTGGAACGTTTTTGGAAGTCAAAATCTATCTAAATAAAACATACTTTAAGGAAGTATTACCCCAATAAATATAACAATAATGAAGACTATTAAACTTACAGCTGAACATAGAGGTATAAATAGTACCACTTTTACAGGACGACCACAAGGTAAATCTGTGAGAGGAAGTTTGAATTTGGATCAAGAGGATAAGGACCAAGAAGAAGTTAATATTGAAATACCCAAAGATACAACTTCTTTTAATCCCTCATTTTATCTTGGTTTATTTTATGACAGTATATTAGCACTTAAAGGAGTTGATAACTTTAAAGAGAAATATCATATAATTTATGCTGATAACAACCAAGAGCTGGTGAACTTATTGAAAGAAGATATTGAAGATTGTGAAAGACAAGCTTCAAATGAATACTTTAGAAAAATAAATAAAACAAAATGAAAGAGACTTGTTCATACGTACTATTCAATTACGATTCAATAAACAATGAAACGTTAATCTTTCCTACTATAAAAGGTAATGCTGTTGAAACTAGTGAATTACCTTTTTGGAATAAATATGATCAATATTTAGCTAAAGATTCCTATGCAAATCTCATTGCAACAGTCACTTTAATCATAACGCTTATTACTTTCATTATTCAAACACATTACTCAAATCGTTCTCAAAAGAAAACTGTCAAAGAGAACTGGTATTTAACTGTAATTGTACAACCAAACTTGATAAATATCGACAATTTCTACAAAGAAATATCTGATAAATTACAAAATGAAATTGAAAAACTAAAAAGGAGCAATAGCAGAAATATTATTTTAGAAAAAGCTAAATCAAACAGAAAACTCCAAAATATAAAAAATACCTTCTTCATTTATTTTGTTACTTTAATAC